GTAAAGAATCCAAACCTACCTAATCCGGTAGCTTGGTACAGAATGGGAGATTAATAAAATAAAAATATGAGTACAAAATTTTTAAGTCCAGGCTGGCGAATGCCAAGAAATGCTAATCAGAGTAAATTTAGTAACTATTCTATGGACTTTGATGGAACAAGTGGTATTCAATGCGGAGATATACCTCAATTAAATTCGGCTACAAAACTATCTTTCAATGTGTGGTTGAATTATGAAAGTATGACTCAAAGAGTAATTTTTTCTAAAGAGGATTCGACAAACGCAATTAGACTATACAATTGGTCAAGTGGTGTTTTATATTTTTGGTTAAAAAACTCAGGTAGTGGCACAGTTAGTTATGTGAGTAATTTTTCTTCTTTAGTAAACTTAAATGAGTGGAATATGCTTACTGTTGTTTACGATGGCTCGCAATCTTCTAATAACGATAAAGTAAAAATATTCTTAAATGGTGGAAGTTCAAACATACTAACAAATTATGGTACAATACCAACTTCTACTGGAAATATAAATGATTCTTTTGCAATTGGAGAGTACTCAAGTGGAGCTGGAAATAAATTTTTAGGCCAAATAGACGCTGTATCTATTTTTAATTACGCTCTTTCTTCAAGCCAAGTAACAACCTTGTATGGAACTGGATCTGCTATCGGCAACCCTATGGCTTTACCAAGTTCACCTATCGCTTATTATCCTTTAGGTACATCTGCTTGGAACGGAAATTATTTAGCTGAAAACAATGCAATTGGAGATTATGTATTTGATTTTCCTTCAGGAGATTACGTAAATCTTGGTTCTCCAAGTCCTTTGCAAATAACAGGAAGTCTAACACTTTCCTCTTGGGTAAAATACACTTCAGGTTCTGGAGGTAATAAAGTGATAATTGCTAAAAGTGATGGAACAAATGAATCTTACTTTTTATCATTATTAGGTAACCATATGAGATTTTCTATTTTCACAGGAAATAGTGGTGATAGTCCTGACTATTTTGAAATTTATGCAGACCAAGAACCAGAATTTGTACAAGACACTTGGTATCACATTGTTGGTGTTTTTGAATCTGGAGTAGAATTAAGAGCATATATAAATGGAGTCCCAGTAATTGATACAGACATTCCGAAAGCAACCTCAAGAACTACTATAAATGTTAACAACACAGATGTTACAATAGGTATGTTTAGTACTGGAACTCAATATCCATTTTTAGGAAATATAAGTAATTCACAGATATGGAATACAGCATTAACTAACGCAGAAGTACAAACTCTTTATAACTACGGCTCACCAATACAAACTTTAGCTTCTATACCTCAAAGCTCTAATCTAAAAGCTTGGTATAAACTCGATGCAAGTGAGGTTTATAATAGTACAACTACAGAGTGGATAGTTGGTGATTCTTCAGGTAATTATCCTACATCATTGTCATTTGTAAAAAAAGCTAATGGTTCTGGTAATGCTATAACGATATACCAAGGAACTGATGGTAACGGTCCATCAAACTTAAAATTTGGAGCTAGCGATTCTTTTAGTATATCTACGTGGGTGTATTTAAACACCAGAAATAGTGATAAATACATTTTTACTGCTAGAGGATCATTTAGTGCAGGTGCTCAAAGTTTTAATAGACTAGAAGCTTCTCCAAATGGAGTTGACAAACAACTTATTTCTTGGTTGATTAGAGACGACAATAACGTTTCAGCAAGTGTTAACACTACTTTAGCTACTAGCGGACATCCTGATGATTTTGTTTGGGCTAATGTAGTTGCTGTAACTAATAGGTCTGCTCAAACAATACAAATTTTTGTAAATGGCGTAGGATCTCCTACAGCTAATATTTCTTCACTAGGTGGGTTTCAAAATCAAGACTCTATAGTGATAGGAAATGATGGGTATACTGCTCAAAGTGGAAGATATTATTACGAAGGACAACTAAGTAATCTTGCTATATTCGATAAAGCTTTAACTCAAAGTGAAATAAACACTCTATACAATGGTGGAACTCCAGAAGTTAATATATCGCACTCTCCAGTTAGCTGGTGGAAGCTAGATAATTTAACCACTGGGTTACAAGACAGCGCTGGTGGTGGAAACAATGCTACAGCTGCATCTTGGATAACAAAAACCAACAACAACGTCTCAACATTAGCTGGTATAAGCTCAGGAATGACTCAAGCAAACCTTGTTCAAAGTGACTTACAAACAGTTGCACCTTATAGTAAATATGCTATGAATTTTGATGCTTCAAGTGGTGATTATATACAAATTAATAACGGAAGTTCTTTGACTAATGGTTTTTCTGAATTAACTGTTTCTATATGGGCTAATTTTTCAGGAACTGGAGAGCAACAAATAATAACTAAGGATGGCTCTTCACAAAGAAGTTTTAATTTAAGAAGATTATCAAATGGTGTTAATTTTTTAGTTTCAACTGATGGTACGAGCAATTCACAAACTTTATTTTATCCTTCAAGTAGTATAACTATAGGCGAATGGTATCATTTTGCTGGTATTTATGATGGTTCTAAATTATTGCTTTATGTTAATGGTTCTTTAATAGATGATTCAGTTTCTTTAACAGGTAATTTACCTAATACAACTTCAGGATTTTATATAGGTTCTTATGCTATTGGTCACTCATATACATTTAATGGTTCTCTTTCAAACGCATCAATCTGGGATACAGCTCTAACATCTTCACAAGTATCGGAAATTTATAATGAAGGTCTTCCTAGTGATTTAAATTCTCACTCGGCATATTCTAATCTAGTTTCTTGGTGGCAGTTAGGTGAAAATAGTTCTTTTGATGGAAATGATTGGATATGTGCAGATGAAAAAGGTAGTAACAATGGAACTAGCACAGGTATGCCAGTAAGCGCCTTAGTTAACGGTGTAGGTACAACAGCTAATGGAGTGTCAAGCGGAATGTCAGAAGGTAATTTAGTAGGTGATGCGCCATATAGTACAGCAAATGCAATATCAAGTGGGATGAGTGTTGAATCAAGAGTCACTGGAAGTGGCAACACTCCGTAAAAAAACATTAAAACAAGTAAATATATAAATAACAAGTAATTAACAAATAACAATTAAACAATGGCAACAACTTATGTAGTAATTAACTTATCTGATACAAACGCTGTTTTGTTCAGTCAAGTGAATCAGTCTTCTGCTCAAACAATGAGAAGAAACGTAGCAAATACTGAAGGTGTTTTGTCTTTTCAGGTAGAGCCTAGCTTTATTACAAACGGTTCGTTGACGCCTGTTGGGACTTATACCCATGAAGAGATACTAGTTTTACTAGCTACTTCAGCATGGACACCTGCAGATCCTGAATAAGGAAAACAAACAAACAATTAAATCTAATCAAATGAAAATCAAAGAAGAAGAATTATTATTAATTCAAGAACAACAAAAGAAACTTAACGAACTAGTTAGTAACATCGGATTATTAGAAAGCCAAAAACATGGGCTACTACATGAAATAGCTGGTGTTAATAAAGAAGTTGAAGATTACAAAGAGATATTAGAAGCTGAATATGGCGCTATTAATATTGATCTTGAAGATGGTGCTTATACTGAGATAAAAGAAGATGTCGAAGGTAATAAGGAAGATTAGTATAGGTTCTGACTATAAAAACGATGCAATGCATTATTCAACTGGTCAGGAAGTATATGGTGGACATACTATTAGCGATATTCTTTTTGAAGACGAAGACCAATCATATAATATTTTTATAACTAAAAATAATGAAGTCTTACCTTGGAAAAAGTTTAATGCTAATATGTCAATATCTGTAGAGTATGATCTTAAGTACTAGTGCAAAGCTTATATTATTTTATTGTCAAACCTTTAAACGATAGGTATGACAATACAAGAAGAGTTGCTGGTACTGATCTTATTATCAATAGTGGTATTGAAGATCACAGATTTATTAGTAAAAAAGCTGTAGTAGTTTCAACTCCTGCAGCTTATACTACTAAAATAAATATAGGAGATGAATTATATATTCACCATAACATATTTAGAAGGTGGTATGATCAAAAAGGCAAAGAACGAAATAGTTCAACTCATTTTAAAGATGATCTTTATTTCGTTGCCCCTGAACAAATCTATATGTATAATTTAAAACCACATTTAGATTATTGCTTCGTAAAACCATTAAAAAACCAAAGTGTCTTAGAGAACAGAAAAGAACAACCTAATGTTGGAATAGTAAAATATTCTAATAAGTCCTTAGAAGCTCTAGGAATAACACCTGAAACACTTATTACGTTTACACCTAACTCTGAGTTTGAGTTTATTATAGAAGGTGAACGACTTTATTGTATGAAATCTAATGATATAGCTTTAACTCATGAATACCAAGGAAACGAAGAAGAAAATAATCCAAGCTGGGCAAAAAGCAGTTGAGGAACTTATTAAGGTAGCAAAAGAAAAGATTGTTGACTCAGACGATGACGTAAGCGCTGACAGATTAAAAAACGCTGCCGCAACAAAGAAACTAGCTATATTCGATGCTTTTGAAATACTTAATCGTATACAAGTAGAAGAAGATATACTGAATGAAAAACCTAAGGAAGTTAAAGAACAAAAAACTTTTAAAGGTTTTGCAGAAGGGAGAAGTAAGTGAGTTACGAGCAAACTCTTTGGAAAGAAATTAAGGACGTTGTAAATCCTAAGATATTAGCTAAAAACAATAGATTTAAAAAATGGGATTATGGTTATAATTCTGATTATGATTTTATAGTAATAAGTAAAACAGGTAAAATTGGACAAATCATTGAAATACAGAATCTCAGGATTGCTTTACCAGCAGCAAATGAACCGTTTAAACGAAGTAAAGAAAAAGCGGAACAACACTGGGAAAAAGCCGAATATCCAAAAGAATTAAGTAGAATTAAAAGTAGGTTTGACTGGGAAGAATATCCAGCTGAATTTAAAGAAAAGTGGTACGATTATATTGATAATGAATTTACTAGACGAGAACAAGGATTTTGGTTTTATAACAATGGTACTCCTACTTACATTACTGGCACTCATTACATGTACTTGCAATGGTCAAAAATTGATATTGGAGCACCAGACTTTAGAGAAGCAAATAGATTATTCTTTATATTTTGGGAAGCATGTAAAGCAGATACAAGGTGTTACGGGATGTGCTACCTTAAAAACAGACGATCTGGATTTTCATTTATGTCATCAGCTGAGCTTGTCAACCAAGCTACAATATCTAGCGATGCTAGATTTGGAATACTTTCAAAGTCCGGTTCTGATGCAAAGAAAATGTTTACCGATAAAGTTGTACCTATATCAGTCAACTACCCGTTCTTTTTTAAACCCATTCAAGATGGTATGGATAGGCCAAAGACTGAATTGGCATATCGTGTTCCAGCATCGAAACTTACTAGAAGGAAGCTTGAGTCGAATGAACAGCTAAGAGAACTAGATGGGCTTGATACAACTATTGACTGGAAAAACACAGGTGATAACTCTTATGATGGTGAAAAGCTAAAACTATTAGCTCATGATGAAAGTGGTAAATGGGAAAGACCTGATAATATATTAAATAACTGGAGAGTTACAAAAACTACATTAAGGCTAGGATCAAGAATCGTAGGCAAGTGTATGATGGGCTCGACTTCAAATGCTTTAGATAAAGGTGGAGACAATTTCAAAAAATTATACAGCAATTCAAACGTTAATAAAAGAAATCGAAACGGACAAACATCTTCTGGACTCTATAGCTTGTTCATTCCTATGGAGTGGAACTATGAGGGATTCATCAATACTTATGGACTACCTGTCTTCATTAGAGGTAAAAATACAGTCAAAGGAGTTGATGGTTACGAAATTACAACAGGAGTTATTGAACACTGGGAAAACGAGGTCGACGGTTTAAGAGAAGATCCAGATGGTTTAAATGAATACTATAGACAGTTTCCAAGAACTGAAGCTCATGCTTTTAGAGACGAAACAAAAGATAGTCTATTTAACCTAACTAAGATATACGAACAAATAGATTTTAATGCTGAACTTAATAATTCAGCAGCTGTTACAATAGGTAGCTTTCAATGGGAAAACGGTATTAAAGATTCAAGGGTTATATTTAGCCCTAATAGAAATGGTAGGTTCCAAGTAAGCTGGGTACCACCTAAAAGTCTTCAAAATCGAGTGATACTAAAGAGTGGAGTTAAATACCCTGGAAATGAACACACTGGAGCATTTGGTTTAGATAGCTATGATATATCAGGCACAGTTGATGGTAAAGGTTCTAATGGTGCTTTACATGGGCTTACAAAGTTTTCAATGGAAGATGTACCGCCAAATCATTTCTTTTTAGAATACATATCAAGGCCACAGACAGCTGAGATATTTTTTGAAGATGTATTAATGGCTATGGTTTTTTATGGTATGCCTATACTGGCTGAAAACAACAAACCTAGGTTTTTATATTATTTAAAAAGAAGAGGTTATAGAGGTTACTCTATGAATCGCCCTGATAAAGTTTGGAATAAACTCTCTACAACTGAAAAAGAAATAGGTGGAATACCTAACACAAGTGAAGACATTAAGCAAGCACATGCTGCTGCTATAGAATCTTATATAGAAACTTATGTAGGATTAAAAGAAGATGGCTACGGTGATATGTACCATCAAAAGACATTAGAAGATTGGTCTAAGTTCAATATTAATAATAGAACAAAGCACGATGCTTCGATAAGTTCAGGTTTAGCTATTATGGCTTGTAATAAAAATAGGTATACGCCTGTTAATAAAAGACAAACAAAATCTGTAGCTTTAGGTATTAAAAGATATGATAACACGGGTTATAATTCAAAAATAAAATAGATGATAAATACTAATTACAATAGTTCTTTTCCAGATCAGGTTGTGCCAGACGTTGAAAAAGCTTCTTATGAGTATGGTTTACAAGTAGGTAGAGCCATAGAGTCTGAGTGGTTTAGAAACGATAGAGGTTGGCAAGATAGATTTAACACGAACTATAATAATTTCCATAGACTAAGACTATATGCTAGAGGAGAACAATCTATTCAAAAGTACAAAGACGAATTATCTATTAATGGCGACTTATCTTATTTAAACTTAGACTGGAAACCCGTACCAGTTATACCTAAGTTTGTAGATATTGTTGTAAATGGTATGTCTCAAAGATCTTATGATATTAAAGCTTATGCTCAAGATCCTGAGTCTATAATGAAAAGAACTGCTTATGCTGAAGCTCTACAAAGAGATATGATGCAGAAAGATCTTATCAACCAAATACAACAAATGACAGGTCTTGATGTTTCTAAATCACAAGGTAAAGGTTTAGAGATGGAAAGCGAAGAAGATCTACAGCTTCATATGCAAATGGATTATAAAGAATCTATTGAGGTAGCTGAAGAAGAAGTAATTAACAATGTATTAGCTAAAAACAAATATGATTTAACTAGAAGAAGATTAAATCAAGATTTAACTATATTAGGTATTGCAGCTACTAAAACTTCTTTTAATAGATCAGAAGGTGTTACTGTTGATTATGTAGATCCATCAAGTTTAGTTTATTCATATAGTGAAGATCCTAACTTTGAAGATATATATTACGTAGGTGAAGTAAAGCCAATAAGCTTGCCAGAACTTAAAAAACAATTTCCTAACTTAACTACTAGTGAGTTAGAAGAAATACAAAAGTATCCAGGTAATCAAAGCTATACTAGAAACTGGAGTGGTCGCTATGATGATGATACAGTACAAGTATTATATTTTGAATATAAGACTTATACTAACCAAGTGTTTAAAATAAAGCAAACAGCATCAGGCCTTGAAAAAGCATTAGAAAAACAAGATACATTTATAGATGCACCAGAGGGTGACAACTTTAAAAAAGCATTTAGATCAATTGAAGTACTATATTCAGGAGCTAAAATACTAGGGCATGAAAAAATGCTCGAGTGGAAGATGGCTGAGAATATGACTAGACCATATGCCGACACTGTTAAAGTTAATATGAACTATAACATCGTAGCTCCTAGATTATATAAAGGTCGTATAGAGTCAATTGTAAGTAGAATAACTGGCTTTGCTGATATGATACAACTAACTCATTTAAAACTACAACAGGTGATGTCTAGGATAGTACCTGATGGAGTTTACATGGATATAGATGGTTTAGCAGAGGTAGATTTAGGTAATGGTACTAATTACAACCCAGCTGAAGCTTTAAATATGTATTTCCAAACTGGTTCTTTAGTTGGTAGATCAATGACTCAAGATGGTGGTATGAACCCAGGTAAAGTTCCAATACAAGAGCTTTCTACATCAAACGGTATGGGTAAAATACAATCATTAATACAAACTTATGAGTATTATTTAAAGATGATTAGAGACGTGACGGGACTTAATGAAGCTAGAGATGGTACATTGCCAGACAAGCAATCATTAGTTGGTTTACAAAAACTTGCTGCCGCTAATTCAAATGTAGCAACTAGACACGTATTGCAAGCTAGTTTATATTTAACTCTTAGAACTTGTGAAAACATATCATTAAGAGTAGCTGATGCTTTAATGTTTCCAATGACTAAACAGTCTTTAATGTCTAGTATATCTAGATATAACGTAGGAACATTAGAAGAGTTGTCTAGTTTAAACATGCATGACTTTGGTATATTCTTAGAATTAGAACCAGACGAAGAGCAAAAACAAATACTAGAACAAAATATTCAAATAGCTTTACAAGCTGGACAAATAGATCTTGAAGATGCTATTGACATTAGAGAAGTTGCTAATTTAAAGTTAGCTAATCAAATGTTAAAGAAACGTAGAAAAGACAAAGCAGCTAGAGATCAACAAGCACAGCAAGCTAATATGCAAGCTCAAGCACAATCTAATGGACAGCTAGCAGAACAAACAGCTATGGCAGAAGCTCAGAAACAACAAATACTAACTGAGCAAAAGATGCAACTTGAAAAAGCTAAATCTGATTTTGAAGTACAAAAGATGGAGAGAGAGGCGCAGATTAAACAACAGTTAATGGAACTAGAGTTTAATTATAATATGCAACTAACTCAAGCTCAAGGGCAAACTAGAAAGCAAGGAGAAGAATTTAAAGAAGATCGTAAAGACGAACGAACTAAAATACAAGCAACGCAACAATCTGAGTTGATAGATCAAAGAAAAAATGATTTATTACCGAAGAACTTTGAATCCGCAGGTAATGATACTATGGGCGGATTTGGCTTAGAGCAATTTGGCCCTAAGTAATTTTTAATAACTATTATATTATATTATGTCAGAAGAAGTAAAAGAGGAAGGTTCTTTTAAAATCAAAAAGAAACCAGGTAGACCTAAGAAACTTACCAAACAACAAGAAACTATAAAAGTAGATTTATCTAAAAAAGATCCTGTAGAAGAAGAAGTAACAAAAGTTGTTATTGACGAAACTAAGGAAGAGCCAGTAAAAGAAGTTGTTGAAGAAAAAACTGAAGAAGCTACTGAAGAAAAAGTAACACCAATACAAGAGGTTACTGAAGAAGAAAAAGTAGAAGAAAAGAAAGAGCCAGTTATGGAAACTGCTCCAGAGCCAGCTAAGCCAGAAATTAACTTACCAGAAA